CAATTGCGTAAAGGATGGACAAAAACAAGCACAGGCATATCAGGTCAAGTTCAAACAATTATTAACTATCCTACAAGTTCAGGGTATAAACTATTTGCGTTTGCTGGTTCTAATATTTACGATGCAACTAACTCAACTGCAACAATTGTTTTTACAGGATTAAGTAATGCTAAATGGCAGTTTGTAAATATGTCTACAAGCGGTGGTGATTTTATTATTGCGTGTAATGGTGTAGACCCAGTCTTAATTTATGACGGTTCTATTTGGGCATTTATGGCAACAACGTCAACTGCTCAAACCATATCAAGCATTACACGAGGTGGCACAGGTAATTTAACGGCAACTGTAACAACAGCGTTGGCACATGGATTAATCACAGGCAATCGTGTATCTGTCTCAGGAGCAACTCCTAGTCAGTTTAATGGCACTTATGCAATTACAGTTACAGGAACTACGACTTTTACTTACACAATGGCTTCTGCACCTGCCAATAACGCTACTGTTATGGGAACATATACCGTTAATGGTATAACAGGTGTCAACAGTAACACATTTGTTAACGTCAACTTATTTAAAAATAGACTGTATTTCTGTCAAAACAACAGCCTCAGTTTTTGGTATTTAGATGTCACAGCTATATCAGGTGTAGCAAATAGTTTTGCGTTAGGTGCGTTCTTTCGTAATGGCGGCTATTTACAGGCAATGGGAACATGGACTTTAGATGCTGGTTACGGTGTTGATGACTTAGCAGTATTTGTTAGCTCTATGGGTGAAGTAATTGTCTATCAAGGAACTAATCCTAGTGATCCTACTGCATGGACAATGAAAGGACTTTGGCAATTAGGTCAAACTTTTAGCCGTAGATGTTTCTTTAAATGGGGTGGTGACTTACTGTTATTAACTCAAGATGGACTTGTACCATTAACAGCACAGTTACAATCTGACCGTTTAGACCCAAGAATTAATCTGACAGACAAAATCTACTTTGCAGTTTCTCAAGCAGCTAGTCTTTATTATGCTAATTTTGGATGGCAAATTAACTACCTTGCAGAAGCCAATATGTTAATCCTTAACATACCTACGAATGATGGTATTGAACAATATGTAATGAATACTATTAACAAGTCATGGGGAAGATTTACAGGCATAAGTGCTAATTGTTTTGTAGTCGCTGGTGACGAAAATATGTATTTTGGTGGAAATGGATATGTCGGACAATTTTTCACAGGATATGCAGACAATAACACTAACATCACAGGTACTTGTCAGCAAGCATACAATTATTTTAATAGTCCTGGTCAACTCAAACGATTTACGTTAGTAAGACCTATATTTCAGACCGATAATGGTTTGCCTACTGTTTTGTGTGGTATTAGTACAGATTTTGAGACAGTTCCATTAACTAACCAGATAGCGTTTAACTCGGCTATTAATAAAACAGGTGTATGGGATACAGGAAAGTGGGATCAGTCTAATTGGGGTGGTGGATTAGTCACGACTAAATATTGGCAAGGTGTCTCAGGACTTGGATTTTCAGGTGCAATTAACTTAAACGTAGCATCACAAGGTATTGACTTTAGATGGGCTTCTGTTGATTATGTAATGGAAAATGGTGGAGTATTGTGAGAAAAGTTACTACTGATAACCAAAAATATCTTGGTGATTGGTTAGTAAGAATAATGAATCATCCATTACCTGAAGATACACGTTGTATAGGTCAAGAAATAGATGGAAATGTAGTAGCGGTAGTTGGATTTAACAATTTTATGCCAAATGCGTGTCAAATACACATAGGTGCAACAGATTGTAATTGGATGAGTAAAGATTTATTATGGGCTACGTTCGATTACCCATTTAATAAATTAAATTTACAAGTTATAATAGGACAAATATGTGCTAATAACACAGATGCACTAAGGTTAAACCGACACTTAGGTTTCAAAATTGTAGCTGAAATACCTGATGCTCATATGGATGGGGATTTGGTAATTATGACTATGAGGAAAGAAGATTGTCGTTTCTTAGACATCCAATGTCCTCTTAGAAAGTTAATAGGAGAATGATATGGGTGGTGGTGGATTTTTAGGATTAGGGCCTGCTGCAAGTGCGCCTCCTCCTCCTGATTATCAAGGAGCAGCGCAAGCAACTGCAGCTGGTAATTTAGATGCTGCTAGAGCTGCAAGTGCTGCCAATCGTGTTAATCAAATAACTCCTTACGGCAATTTAACGTATTCACAAAGTGGTACAGATCAATACGGCAATCCAACATGGACTGCACAAACGTCATTATCACCTACTGGACAAGCATTATTAGATACTCAAAATAGAACCAGTTTAGGTTTAGGTTCTACAATTAATTCTGCATTAGGTCGCACTCAAGAAATGATGGGTCAAGGATTTAATCCTAATTTGCCATTTACAGGGTTTAATCCTGGTCAATCGTACCAAGATGCGTATATGCAACGTCTTGCTCCACAAATACAACAATCAAGAGAGCAATTAGACAATCAATTAGCAAATTCAGGAATACCAGTTGGTTCTGAAGCCTATATGCGAGCAAAACAAGCACAAGGTCAGAAAGAGAATGATTTGTTAGCTGCTGCAACGACTCAAGGATTTAATACTGGTTTAAATGCAAATCAACAGGCATTTGGTCAAGAAATGACTAAATACAATATGCCGTTGAATACATTGAGTGCATTGCGTAGTGGCGCACAAGTGCAGAATCCAACATTCCAAAATGTTCCACAACAAGCAACAACGTCAGGTGCAGATGTTTTGGGTGCAACGCAAATGGGTTATAACGCACAAATGGGTGACTTTAATTCAAGAGTTGCACAACAGGCTAACTTTAATGCAGGTTTAATGGGTCTTGGTGGCGCAGCAATTATGTCTGATATTCGCACAAAAGAAAACATTAAACACTTAGGATGGATGCCTAATGGCTTGCCTATTTATGAGTACGAATATAAGCCTGAATGGAAAGAAGAAGCTGGTTATGGCAAGTTTGTAGGTGTGATGGCACAAGAAGTAGAACAAGTTATGCCTGAAGCAGTTATGACTAGACCTGATGGTTACAAAATGGTTAATTATGGAGTGTTAAATGGATAATCCTTACACATCAATGTATATGCCTAATGGCTTTGCTCAAGATCAGCAAGGTTTATCACCTGTATTTCAAAATATTGCATCGCAACAAGCGAATCAAAATGCTGCATTACAACAGCAAAATCAACAAGTGCAAGAAGCTGGAATGACGCAAAAACAAGGTGGCCCAAATCAATTAGCAATGGCTATGGCTTTGCGTAAACAAAATGATCCTTATGCTCAAGCTCAACAAGCAATGAAACAATACGGTCAAGGCAATGTTTATGGTTACGGTGGTCAAGGACAAGTTCCTACTAATCCTAATTTTTCTATGGATACATTTTAATTATGGCAAATGAACTAGGCAATTTATCACCAGAAGAGTACGCACAACAACAAGCCATTACTCGTCAGCAGCGTATGGCAGAAATGTTGATGCAAAATACTCAACAACCACAAGGTCAAATGGTAAGTGGTCGTTATGTTGCGCCTAGTTTTTTTCAAAACATTTTGCCATTAGTAAATGCATATCAAGGCAGAAGATTAGCAGAGCAAGGTGATGTTAAAGCCGCACAATTAGCTGAAGCAATTCGTGGTAGAAATGCAACAGAATTACAAGATATTGTAGGAACATTACAAGGTAGTGCAAATTACAAACCTGCTGTAATGCCACAAATTCAACGTGATGATATGGGCAATGTAATGCCTGCCATTGAACAACAAGTAGGTCAAGCACCTGATAAACAAGCTGCATTGATGAAAGCGTTAAAATCATCAAGCCCAATGGCACAATCTATTGCTAATACATTAATTGCACAACAAATCACACCTAAGATTCATACTGTTGCGCCTGGTGGTTCTTTAATTCAAGAAAATGCTTCAGGTGGTGTTACACCATTATTTACAGCACCAAAAGAACTTGATCATCCTGCATCTTATAAGGAATATTTGTTAGCTAAAAAAGAAGGATTTACAGGTTCTTATAATGATTATCAGAATATGGATGCTAATCGTAAAGCGGTGCGAATAAGAGTTGGTAGTAATGGCGGTGGCGGTGGTGGTATACCAAACATGGGCGGTCAAGGTGGATTTGATAAAAAAGGTAATTTTATTTCTCCAAGTGGCGCAATATTTACACCTGTTGAAGTTAGAAAAGATCGTGAAGAAATTGGTTCATTAATTAATGCTTTACAAAGTATTAACAAAATTAGTAAAGAAGATATTGCTAAATCAGGAACAATTCTTGGCGATGTAAGTCAAGGTGGATTTAAAGGTTATGTTGCTAAACAAACAGGCATGGGCGAAGTTGTTGCTGCACAAAATAAAATCAACGCTGCTGGTGTTATGCAAGTTCTTAATAATTTGCCACCAGGCCCTGCATCTGATAAAGATATTGCTATGGCTAGAAGTTCGTTTCCTGGTTATGGAAATGCTCAAGCACTTCAAGCATGGGTGGATAACACTAACAATATGCTTCAGCAAAAAGTTGGCAATTATGAACAAAAATATGGTGGCATGAGTTGGTATGGTAATGCAAACCCAATACAAGCTAATGCTCCTAAATTAAGCCCACAGGATCAAGAAGCACTTGCATGGGCTAATGCTAATCCAAAAGACCCACGTTCTGCTGACATTAAAAAGCGATTAGGACAATAAAATGCCTTTTAATCCTGATGAATATTTAAAAACACCATCAACATTTAACCCTGATGCATATTTAGCGCAAGGTGCTGAACCTGTTGCTTCTGTAACACCTGTTGCGCCATCAAATAAAGCTGAATTTTATTTAGGCAAAAATAAATTTGAATTACCTACAACAAATAGTCCTGCACTAGCAACT